CACGGCTGACGGTAGTGAGCATGCTTATCCGGTTTAGACATGCAGGAGCTAGATGTTGATGACTGATAAAATTGACGACGAAATGCGCAAGCGGCTGGCTGCCATACTTGAGGCTGGCATATCTGATGATACCATGAAGGCCATCAATAAGCAGGTCGAGCATATCCGGTGTGACATCGAGGATGATGTGATGTACCGGCTAAAGGACGATCTCGCCCCAAACCTTGCCGCTTTTGCTGCCGATATGGCACAGCGCGCCGTCGAAATGTTGCTTGAGGGTAATGACGATCAAATGCGGCGCTACCTGTCCTGCGAAAAGCGCGGCGAGGATGGTCAATATATTGGGTGGACCGGGCGCTATGATCCAAAAGCATGGGGTGCGCGGCGGGATATTTCCGAACAGCACCCAATCATTCATGGCAAACTATTCGAGCAGGGGTGCGTTGCGCTGCGCAAGCGGATTGTGGACGCCCACCGCGAGTTGCTGGCAAACGAGCGCATTCTTGATCTTGAAGATCAGGTTAAATCACTGGTCGCCCAAGTGAACAAGGCTAACGCCGAGAAAGAAAGAATGTGGGAGCGTCTTGGTCATCTTGAAACGCGGGGATAGTAGTTGCATGTCTAAACCGGATAAGCATGGTAGTGAGGGCGGGCACCCGTTCGATTGGATCGCCCTTCGCGGGCTGCTCGCCGATCCCGAAGTTCGAGCCTGGGTTGCCGAAATGACTCGGCTCGGGTTCGCGCCAGTGAAACGCGAACGGGATCGGAGAATCGCAGACGCTTGGCGAGAGCACGATCAGAAAGTCGCAAAGGCTCGGAGGAAGTGATGACTCAGGAACAACTCGTGACAGAGGCCGACGAGGCGGACGACGATGCTTTCGATACCATGATGTCGGCGCTCGACGTGTTTTTCCATGTTGCCAAGTGCCCGAACCACTCGAAAGAGGAACGGCAAGAGGCACTCAAAGAAGCGGCGGATGCTTTCGCAGCCTACGTCGGCTATGACCCGCTCACCGGACCGGAAAATGGGACGGAAGCTGCGGCGAGAGAAGTTGTCGCAGACCTTATCGAGAAATATGTACCGAAGGACGTAGTGCCGGACGGAATTCCGGTGCCAAACGCTCCGACCAGCAACAAGGTGCATTGATGTCATACACTCGGGCCGAAGCAGTCAAGATCATTAACGCCTACAACACCCTGCGCACATGGGCTTTGGAGATTGTCAGCGATGTGCCATATACGGCGTCGGTTGAGTATACCGACAACCCGTCTATCAGCATCAGCGGCGACGAAGTGATCCTGTTTTGGAAGGAATACGACTCGGACTATTACGGCAGCGGCTCTTTGGAGGAAAACGAAGCAAGATTCCCGGTCGCCGCCCTGGTATTCAATGCCAAAGAATTACGGGCTACGCGGGAGAAAGTGAAGGCGAAGGAGGCGGAGCGCCAGAAGAAAGTCCGCGCCGCCGAGCGGGCGGTCGAAAAGGATCGGCAAGACGCACGCGACCGCACCGAGTTCATCCGGCTCACCAACAAGTTTAAGCACGGGATCGAGTTCCCGGAAGGTGACACGAGGAGCTAAGACAGCGGTACATCTACCCCAGGAAACAGTGATGTTGAAAAAGCCACCGAACATGAGCGACGAGGATTTCGGCCGCTTCCTCGCCGACTGCGCACTCGGTCCGCTCAGTGGACCGATGGAGTTTGACCGGGGCAATGTTATCATCCTGTTAGCCGCAGCCGTGATAATCGGTGGGATCATCGTGGCGCATCTGTTAGGGTATATTTCATGACCCCTGTCCGCGTAATTGGCTATGATCCCGACACGAAGAAGCACTGGCAGGCGTTTCGTGGCGAGCGTAACAGCAAGGTATGGGCGTGGGTCGAGATTGCCCATGCCGACATCATGGATCACCCCGACACGGCGGGCGATATAGTTTTCGTGTTCCCGAAAGGCGGCGCGAAGGCTGCGCCGAAAAGTCCTCCGGCTGCTATGAAGATGGGACCACCTGTGCCAGCTATCGTAACCGAGGTATAAAATGAGACATGCTTATACGGTTTAAACATGCGAACACAATAGGTGGAATATGAAAGACGCGAAAGGACACGGCAGCGACGCGCACTCCGCAGGCGTTGAACAAGTTGGTCAGCCAAAGACCTACCAATGGACTAAGGATGCGAACGGGGTGCATCATCTTGTTATGGGCAACGAGTCGCCTATCGCCTCAGTTTTCAAAGCGGGGAGCGAAAATCCGCCGCTGTCGAGCGGGCCAACACCAAAGGGCTATTATTACGGGCAGCTTCACAAGGACTTCAATACTGGCGGCTCGCGTGCCGGGAATTGGGGTCTGCTCGGTAGCGTACAGGCGGCAAAACGATGGGTTGAGACGAAAGCTGCGAACAGTTGGGACGCGCCTAACATTAGCAATCCTGCGCACAAGCGGTAGGGATTGCATGTTGAAACCGGATAAGCATGAAATGAGAGCCGATCCGTATCAGGCGCGTGCGCGCGAACTTTGCAAAGCAGACGGCAAGGACCCGGACAGCCGAGTCTATTCGTTTGTAGGCATCAATGTCGATCACGGGACTCACGTAGATCAAAAACGGGGGCGTCCGGCGTGGTGTGACTACCGCGATGCGGCGCGCGCCGAACACAACAAGCGTGAGACCGACGCACTCGCCGAGTCTATCGCGACCTTCCGGCCGCAGGAACTTAAATACCAGGATCGACCACTCATGGTCATGGGTCAGGATCACGATCAATCGACGCGCGATCAGATGCGCAATTGCATGAAGGTCGGCAATGTGGTCGGCGGCGCACTTTGCGCAGACGGGCACTTGGGTTATGCGCAGTCAGTCGGCGGCATCATCGCCTATGAGGATCAGATCAGCGTGTCCGGCGTCGGCTTCGACATCGCCTGTTTAGACGAGGAGACCGAGTTTCTTCATCGTGATGGGTGGACTCGAATGGACCAGTGGAGCGGTCAATATGTTGCTCAGTATGACCCATACAGCGGATGTGCGTCTTTCGTGCAACCGGATGAATATATTGTGCGACCCGCCGAGCGTTTCCTGCATTTCAAGACGAAGTTTGGCATAGATCAGATGCTTACGCCGGATCATAGAATGCTAGTTTATGCTCCCGGACCTAAGCGTGAGTTTGCTCAAGGTCGAGTTGTCATAGCGCAGGATTTTGCGGATCATCATAATAGTCTTGTTCTCGGCGTTGATGACCGGATCAATACCATATTTGAAATACATCACCATGGCGAGGTTGCTTACACGGACGAGGAACTTGCGGTTATCGTAATGACCTGCGCGGACGCTTATCTTGAGCATCGTGAGGGTCGAGGTATCGGAACCGCGATACTATCTCTTAAGAAAGATCGCAAGATACGACGTGCTCGACAGTTGTTGAACCTCGCGGGGGTGCCGTTCAGCGAGAGTGGCCCTAATAAGTTAGGCTACACGACATTTCGGTATATGGCATTTCCGGTCGGCAAGAAGTTGTGGGAGTTGTGGGGAGCCAGTCCTCGTCAGTTGCGGGTCATAGCTGACGAGGTTTTGTTGTGGGACGGTAATCTCGATGCGCAATGCTTCTACACCCGCGTTAAAGGGAGTGCGGATTTTATTCACTACGCCTTTGCTGCGACCGGGCGGCGATCTGTCATGCGTCAGGATGGTGTCGATTATCGTGTCTTTGCTCAACCGAATACCAAGGTCGGGCTTAAAGCTACGCCGCACAAAGCGATTAAAGAAGTCGCGGCGACGCCCGGACAAAAAGCATTTTGCTTTCGGGTTCCAACAGGGTTCTTTGTAATCCGGCGAGGCGGTCAGATCGCGGTCACCGGCAACTGCGGTAACATGGCAGTGCGGCTTGCTATGCCGTACTCAGTTGTCAAGGATCGGGTGTCCGATCTTACTCGGGAAATTGCAAACACGATTTCATTCGGTGTCGGTCGCACCAATGACGAGCGCGTAGAGCATGAACTGTTTGACGACGCCGAGGCTTGGTATAAAGCCGACCGTGAGGACTTCAAAGGGAAGGCTCATGCGCAGCTTGGGACGGTCGGCGGCGGCAATCACTATGTTGACTTGTTCGAGGACGAGGCTGGTCTCGTGTGGATCGGTGTTCACTTCGGTTCGCGCGGTCTCGGGCATTCGTCCGCGAAGAAGTACATCGAAGCAGCCGGCGGCAAGGACGGCATCCACGTTCCGCCGACTGTGCTCGACCTAAACAGCGAGCTAGGTCAACGATACCTAGCAGCCATGAGCCTTGCTGGCCGCTACGCTTATGCCGGTCGCGAATGGGTCGTCGAGCGCGTGCGCAAGATACTCGGCGGTCCCGCTGTGGTCGATACAGTGCACAACCATCACAACTATGCTTGGCTTGAGGAACACAACGGTCGCGCACTGTGGGTCGTGCGCAAGGGCGCGACGCCCGCGTTCCCTGGACAGCGTGGCTTCGTCGGCGGCTCAATGGGCGACAACGCAGTGATTATCGAGGGCGCCGATAGCAACTACTCGCGAGCGATGTACTTCTCGACGATCCACGGCGCCGGTCGGCTGTTTGGCCGAAAGGAAGCGAAGCGCCGCTTCGCGCGTCCCGAAATGGATGCATGGCTCCGTGACAAGGGCGTGTTTCTCGTCGGCGGCGACCTGGATGAGTCGCCGATGGCATACCGCCGTCTGCCTGATGTGCTCTCGGAGCACGTCGGTACGATCAGAGTGCTTCACACCTTGCGACCATTCTCGGTCGTGATGGCTGGCGAAGGTGAGTACGATCCATACAAGGAAGGATGACAACGATGTTTTTGAAGATTATGTCGGGCGAGAATGCACCTGACGGTGATACTCGCAAAACGTTTCGGATTCTCGACGACGTGACCGCAGCGGACTTTCGACGCGACTCGGATGGAAAGCCACACGTGGCGGTTACGTTCCGCGACAAGCCCGGAGTTCCGCCGATAACGGAGACTTTCGATCCGAGCGGTAACTGCTACCTCTTGAACGATGGCGGTGACACCGTTGCCGCATTCGGGGTCTCGCCCTATGTGCCCCACAAGGGCGAGCGGGGGCAGACTGGTAAGATGGTTCCCGCTGGCGGCGCCAAAGAGACCGGTCTCTAAAACGTCACCCGGCGCGGTATAGATACCGCGTCGGGTGATACAAAACCTCGGCTATAATCCCTCATTCATCCGATGTTAACTATCATCGCAAGTTCCGCTAGGTCGGGACCGGCGTCGGGGCTATATTCCTGGCATGAGAAACAGGAGTAGGAAATGCGTCTCAACAAGTGGGTCTACTGGCACACTGAATGCGATCCGACCTGGGCGGACATTGCCAACGCTACTGGTCGCAATTCTGCCGGCTTGGGCGACGATCCGCCCGAAGAAATCGTCGCGGTCGGCGTCGCAATGGCGCGGCGCGGTGTCAACCCGTACCGTATCGAGGAACCATCAACCGTCGCCGACTGCGAAGCGCACTTCGGTCCGGAGTCCAGCCATGACGCGCGCTGAACCGTCACTAGATCGTGACGGCAAAGACGTGTGGTACGGTCAGTATTGCACCGGTCGTTTTTGGCACACGGTTCGCCATGACGACGGTCAGGCTGTCTGTTTCAACTCCGAGCAGGAGGCTACCGTTGCCGCGCGCAATGAGCGGTTGATCCACTTGCACACTTCGCCTCGGCGCGCTCGGGCCGACGTTGAGGCTGAGCATTTAGCGGTCCGCTACGCAGGATAACACTATGAACCATGCTTATCCGGTTGTCACACACAAACGCTGAGAGCCACTAGATGTTGTGTCGATTATGGAGCCGAAAATGACCGCGCGTAAAATAGCCATTGAAAACGAAATCTTACGCGGCATCGTAGGATCGACTTCTCATGGCACGGCCATTGACGGACAGGATGACCGGGATGAAATGGGCGTCTTTATCGAACCGCCGGAATATGTCTGCGGTCTGACGCCGCTCGATCATTACATCTATCGGGATAAGCCAGAGGGCGTTCGTAGTGCGGCGGGAGACCTTGACCTTACGATGTATAGCCTTCGTAAGTTTTGCCGCTTGGCAGAGCAGGGGAACCCGTCTGTGGTCATCCTACTGTGGCTCCCGGAACATATTGTCAGGACCGAACTAGGTCGCGCTCTTCTCAAGATGCGTGAGGCATTTATCAGTCGCGACTCCGGTAATCGCTTCCTTGGCTATCTCGTCGCCCAAAAGATGAAGATGAAAGGCGAGCGGACGGCCACCACGAAACGACCAGAACTGATCGAGAAATACGGCTACGATACAAAATTCGCGATGCACGCTCTCCGGTTGGCGTTTGAAGGCATCGAAATGTTAACGCATCGCCGAGTCACGTTGCCGGTAACCGAGCCAAATCTTTCGATCTTGCGCGGCGTTCGTACCGGACAGTATGAACTTGGCGATGTATTTGGGATGATCGACCGCGCGGAAGCACAACTTCGCGAGCTATTGAAGGATTGCAACTGGAAAACTGATCGCGCTCGGATCAACGCTTTCATGGTTAAGGCGCACCAAATCCACTGGCAATCCCGGTTTAGTAGACGTGGGTTTGGCCACCGCAGCCAGGGCCACAAGATGTAGGACTGTGTGTGACAACCGAATAAGCATGCTATGAACAGCGCGAAAAACTACATCGTCATTTGCCGTGCGGACACCGCGCCTGACGGCACCAAAGGCGAGTATGTTTGTGCCACGCATCGGCTGTTCGATGCCGAACAAGCCGCCGCCTACGCCATGACGGTCGCGCGCTCGCGCGAACCACGCATCGTGACCACCGCTGAATATCTGCAAGTCTGTGAACGCTTCCGCGAAAACGATTCGTTGCGCAGGCAGCTAGTAGATGTGGAGGTTCCTCTTGGGTGAAGTTGTCCCGTTCCGACCGAAGCAGTTTGCTCCGTCAGTGCCGCCGCGAGTCTATGACACCGGTCCGCTGACGTGTGATGAGCTTTTGCGTGTCGAGGAACTTCTGCTTCGACCGCTTCCAACAGTATTCACGAACGGCAGCGCGTCGGACGAACCGATGCTACCGTGCCCGCTCACCGACGTTTCGTGGCTAGAGGATGATGTGTCATGAAGGACCCCGCATTTGAGTGTCACGACTGTCACGCAGATACGTTCGCAGGTATGGAATACTACATGGTTGAGCACGATGTTTGGGCGAAAGCGAGTGCGGCGAAGCCGAAGAAGCACGGAATGCTTTGCATCGGGTGCCTCGAAAGTAGACTCGGACGACAACTCACACCGGCCGATTTCCCGACGCGCATTCCGCTCAATCATATGATCGCCTTCGATCCGCGCACGAGTGACCGGTTATTGTCTCGGCTGCACGGCATCCCCGAGGCTGACGTGCGAAAGGCAGTTATCAGATGAACCAGTCCCGCTTTCCCTGCCGTGAATGCGGCAAAGTTAAGGTCAAAGACGAGCGCACGCGCGCCGTCAAAGGTGGTTTCGTCTGCGGCGAGTGCACGCTGTTCCCCTATATGGATTTCACACACGCCGCGCGCGAACCCGATCAAAGCTCTACAGGAAGCAACCGAACGGTTAACCAAGGACAAAACTAACCCTTGACCAGTCCGGGGCTTTGGACGACACTCAGGATCATCACTTTAGGAGGACGACGACATGAGAAAACTTCACCACACCGATCCCAAGTCTCTCGGACTTCTCAATGCCCGAGTGGCTGACGAACAAGCCCTTGCCTACGCGCAATCGAAGCGCAACGCCGCCGAGTGGGGGCGCCGGGCAGTTCAGGCTATTGAACGCGAGGACTATGCGTTGGCTGTAAATCTGGCGGCTCAGGCTAATCTTGAGTTAAAGCGCGCGTGAGGTAGCGCGCTCGCGGCGAGCGCCCAATGCTCCGGGGGGCACTCGCCGCCTCCATTTTAAGGGAGTGTCATGAGAGTCAAAGAACTTAAAGCGGCGCTCAAAAACCGGGCTGTGGTACTGGCTATGATCGCGTACAAACTTCTTCGCGTGCGCAAAGACAAGTCGCTCGGGCCGCTGTTCATCAATCGAAGTCAGCGTATCCCGGTCGGCAAATGGATCGCCGCCGAGCCGCATCGGACGCCCGGCTACGCCTTTCGGCCCGGCTGGCATTGTTGCTCGAAGCCGGTCGCGCCGCACTTGTCAAAGAAGGGTCGGCGGTGGTACAAGATCGAAATCGGCATGATGCACTATGAGGAGCATCGCCGACCGCAGAGCCAAGGTGGTCTGTGGTATGTCGCGGAATTTATGAAAGTGATCGGACCCCTGCATCATGTCGTATGAGTACCACGGCGAAGCTCGGCGCGGGCACTACACCGCCGAATATGAGATTTGGCGGGCGATGAAAGGGCGGTGCTATAACCCGAACAACATTTCATTCCCCCGCTACGGTGCGCGGGGCGTAAAAGTTTGTCGGCGGTGGTGTCGGTCATTTACCGCGTTCTTAACTGACGTGGGGCGGCGTCCGTCGTCTCGGCACTCTCTTGACCGCTGGCCGGACAAACACGGCAACTATGAGCCGAACAATTGCCGATGGGCGACTCGACGTGAACAGGGCGCGAATACTCGCAGCAACAGATTGATTTCTTTCGGCGGCCGAACTCAGCATTTAGAAGATTGGGCGCGCGAGCTAGGAGTGAAGCACAGTATACTTTTCGAGCGAATAGAAAAGTGGCCGCTCCGCAAGGCACTCACGACACCAAAACGAAATCCGAATGATGGGTGGACCGGCTATAGGAGGGCGGCATGAAGCGCCCCGAAGGGCTGAGCAAACGAGACCTACTTGTGGGGGTTCTGGCCGGTGGCGCCGTCTCGGCCGACATCCACCCGGCGCTCGACATCGCCGCGACCGCGTGCGAGCCGCTATTCGAGGATTACATCCCGGACATGCGGCGCTGGTATCCGATCATTGATCCGGCACACGCCCGCGCCGCCATCGCCTACGCCGGTCGCGCTTTCCACCACGGCGCGCTCACGCCGGAGGAGTATGATTGGATTTGTGACAAGGCGCGCAAAGCAATCATCCACGGCAAGCCGTCACGTAACTTCGCGCTCGCCGACTTTCCAGGTCGTCTCGGAGCGGGAAAAGTTCGAGAGATTGGTACAGGGCAAGAGGTAGTCATAGTAGGAGAGGGCGATGATCCGCAAGCTGCATAAACGCAAGACTCATACCGGTCTGACAAGAGAACAGTTGGTCAATGAGATTTACAGGCTAAACGATGAAATCGAGAAGGCGGCCAAATCACCAGCCGTCATCGTGCCACCGCTGCGCGCGGTCGAGTGGAACCTCGAAGCCGCCGCCCGCGTTGGCTATGAGGGCTTCTTGCGGCTTGCTACGAAAGACCGGGACTTAAACAAAGATGCCCGTGTCGTGGGATGGGAGAAGCTCGATCCGGACATCCGCGCGAACTGGAAAATACTCGCGCGAGAGGTTATCACCGCCGCCCTTAAACCCACTTGACGCGCGACCCGTTGAGTGCATAAGATGCGACAGTGGAGTTCGGAAAATGAGTGAAGGTCGCAAGATGATTTTGGTCGGCGTGGCGTTCTTGACGCTGCTCGCCGCCGTTACTTTTCTCGGTTTCGCATTCCAGGGAGTCTCCCTTCAACCGCACTACTACACACGAGCGGGGGACCCGATATGAGCAAAACATTCGAGTTCGACGATGGGCAACCTTGCAACAGTTACGACACGCGCTCGGGGCGTGTTACGACATGGACCCGAGAAGAATTCGTGTACGCGGTCAACGCGTACAGTAAGACAAAGGGGCCTCGCCAAGCGGCTGCAATCATCCAACAGATTTGTGGTATGGCCGATCCGACGATGGTCCCCTCCTATTCGTTTGGCGCCATCATCGGCATAATGGCTCAACAGTTAACCGGGCGCGAGGAGCGCGACCACGCGAGCAACTATCGGTCAAACATTCTCGGACGTGTTGGGCGACGGACTCACCCACTTCTCAAACTACCAGCCCCAAAGGACGATGCATGAGTGAATTAGATTTCGGTCCGCCGATTCGGCTTCCCTGCTCTCCGTTTACTCAGTCGCCGCCAGCGGTGACAAAGCTCAAGCGCGGAGGCGTCGGCAAGCAAGGCAACAGCGGACCATCCGGCGCCGCTCGTCGCGTGCGCACACCCCCACGCGCCATGCGCAATAAGGTCGGCGTGCATGTTCCATGGCCCGACCGGGGTCCGGCGATTCGGGACCCGCGCGACCCGTTCATCCTCGCGTACCAGGAGGCGCATCGTAATCCTGCGGTCGCCGTATCCCCTCGCAAGGCAGTCTTTGCGGCGGCGATCAAGAAACTCAAGCGTTTGGAGGTGCAACGCTTAGAGGCGCAAGCCAGTGAGTAAGTTGGAAAAACGTCTCCGGGAAATCGCCGAGCAGGGTGAGCTTGTCGGTCTCAGCATCGTTCCGGTTGCCGGAAAGGGACCGAATGATCTTGTATTTGTCGCGACCTACCAGCCAGCCACGCGCTACGGCGCCGCTGTCGCGCGAAATGCCGATCCGGTCACGGCAATGTTGGAGGCGCTCGACGGCGAACTGCCGCCAGAAGTTGGAGAATTAGTCACGCCGCTGACGCACACGCCGCGTAAAAAACCACAGGCCCCGGAACCACCGCCGGTCGAACCATGGGAAGTGTGAAATGGCATACGAGAAAATTTGGGGATCGACCGAGCCACTGATTGTCACGCCATTGCTCGAAGTGCATCGGCTGCGCATCATTCCCAATCACCGCTGCTCGCTGCATGTCCACCGGTTCAAGTGGAACGCGTTTTACGTCTGTGAGGGAGAACTGTTCATCGACACCGTGGCGGGCGACATGGGGAGCGCCGTCATATCCGTCCAGCTTGGGAGGGGCGATCACACGACGATAGCGCCGGGACTGCATCATCAGTTCCGCACCGGCTTGGAGCCGTGCATTTGTTTAGAAATGTACTATACTGAGCCGCTGAGTGAGGACATCATTCGGCGCAACGTCGGGGGACCGGCATGAGGAAACGGCTCAAGAAAAAGAAGCGTTCATGTCCGCTGTGCAAGCCGCACAAGACCGGCGGCGAGAACCGTTGGGCGCCTAAAGAGCGCGACCGACTTGAGCGTGCGGAGCGCGAAATACGGAGTGCACATACATGATCGGCAAGCTCATAAAGATTTGGAGTTTGTGGGTGGTCACCAACTTGGCGGTGCTCATTGCCGAGGGTCTCCAATACATCGGTCTCTACATTGAGTCGCAAACGCCGCTCGTGATCGCGGATGCGTGTATCCGCCGAGCCGACGAGCTTTTTGAGGCGCTGACTGTCGCGCGTCTGTACGCGGCGGCTGACCGAGAGTTCGAAGGCAAGTGAATGGCTTGCCAGTGAAAATGCGCATAGAGTGGTATCGCAAAACGCAGCCGATGGGTCAGTGGCTCTCGGTGGTGGATATGGTGACAGACTTGACGGCGGGACGCCTCGAACTGCAACCCGGCGACCGGATGACCATACTTGAGGACGAAAAACCGGCTCGGCGCGAAGGAAACGTGCTTCGGCCCGACTTTCACTTCCATAAGTAACCGGTTGCCTAGCGCGGGCACCCCGAGGATACGCTTCGGCACCGCCTAAAGTACGGATGGGCGCCGGAGCAAACACTTACAAGGGAGCCGCACTATGGACAACGACCTGCTTGAGATACCTCCCTTTTTGGACCTTCGTATTCCTGAGAACCTCGCCGCGTGGAAAGAGGGGCGCCGTAACTGGCGCCCCGGCTCTCCCGCTGCGAAGCGCGCGGAGAAGCGCAAACAGAACTTCGACAGTCAAGGAAACCGACTGCCGGATAACATGGACGAAGCGTCTTGGGCTTTCCTGCATCAGCTTGAAGGCGAGCAAGCGGCGAAAGCCAAGGCAGCGCAAGCCGAGCGTGACGAGTTAAAGGCAATCGAGCGCAACGCGCGGACGCAAGTCCGCGAGGAAGCTCGGGCGGCGAAGCGCGCCATGCGCGAGGCGGAGAAACAGCGCAAAGCCGAGGTCAAAGCCGCCAAGACCGAAGCCCGAGCCGCTAAGACTACCAAAAGTTGACAAGAAACCGTACTTCGTTAACTGTACTGCGAGGTGGGTCTTGCGCTCCTCGGGGGCTTTGGCATATGGTCCGCCTGCTAGTTGGAGTGAGCCGCTCGCCGACCCGCAATGTGCACTAGCGGTCGGAGAAGGCGGGAGCGCAAGGACCGGCCGGTCCAAAGCCACGGGGCAACCCTAAGGCCACTAGCACGAACCGGTGTGACGATACACTTTTCGCCCCGCGACCCGGTGATGTCGGTCAACCGCGACCTGTGTGAGTAAATGGCAACAGTCAAGAAAGGCATTTTGGTTCGGGCTGGCGAGTGGTGGAAGCATCTTCGCAAGCGTAAAGCTCATCGGCCGTTCTGGAAACGTCATCGGCTCGCGGAGAAGCGGGAGATTGGCGAGGAATTGAAACAGCGAGCGTATGAGGGCGACTGATGAAATCTTTTGAAATAGTCGAGGAAGCGGTGAACCGCACTCGGCTCGAACTGAAAGAGACTGCTCACGTTGGGGGCGACGGTCCTAACATTCACGATGCTTTCGCGATCTTCGCCGCCAAGCTCGGCGAAGTTTATCAGGAGCAGAAGAAATGAAGTCTCGCCTGCATCGTGCTCCCCGTGCGGACTCGCGCAAATGCGTTCAGATAGTCAGCCAGGGCGTCCCCGGTCGCTTCTCAAACGATGACGCGCACCGGCTCGTCACTATAGACCACGACGGGCAGTATTGTCCGAAGTTGGTTTTCAAGAAGTACCGCGCCGCGCATCCCGAGCATCCGGCGAATCACCGCATCAACTCGGAGGGGAAGATCGTCGCCGATGTCTAGCCTGTATCCGATCCTCAATCTCGACGCCGCCCCTCCTGGCCGAAAGTTGCCGCGAAAGACGTACAGCTACGGCGACGACTCAATGCTCAACCGTTATCTCGGCGAGCCGGTCGATGCCGATTGGGCCGGTTTCGTGTGAGTGAGAAGCTATGCGACATCAAGATGTGCGACCTGCACCCGTTCTGTCAAGATCAGGGTTGCGAGGCAGACCCGACCGACTGCAAGCGTGTGCGCGATCTTAGATCAGGCGCCGCGCGACCGCTATCGGACCATTGTCTCCGCCATCTTGACAATGGAATCGAATGCGATAATACAGATGCGGCGATAAAACAAGCTCTGGCGGCACCGCCGCCACGGCACACAATCGCCGAGTTTAAGATCAAGCTCAAGGGAATGACCGACGAGGAATTGTTCGGTCAATGGTCAACGGAATACGATGCCAAGCGCAAGGATTTCACCGAACTTGTCATCGCGGAAATGAACTTTCGAAAACTCAACCAGGAGGCTATCGTACTATGATGACGTTCTTGAAACGAAACGCTTTGTTTATCTTCGCGGGCGCCCTGTTGCCCGGTATCGTGGTCTTCGCGTTCCTGTTCTACTTGGTCGCGTCCTTCGCTTTGCCAGCACACGTAGACACGACGTTCATCGCTCCCCCGACAAACTCGGGGTGGATGATCGAGCAAAACGGCGTGCGCATTTGGGGTGAGGGCGCCCCGCCGAACCCCTACGTGCGACACGTTCCGCCGCCGGACGATCCAGCCGCCGCAGCCGCGCGCGAGCGCAAGTGGGTTGCCGAGTGCGACCCGAAGCTCGTCCGTGACCGCTACGGCGTGCAACGCTACACCTACGCCGCCGGCTGCGAGTTCGGAAGCCACCCATGAAGAACAGGCTCGCGTTTCGGCTCTATCGTTGGTCTGTCAAGTTCAATCGGTTCGCGTGGCGCATGTGGCAGTGGAGTGAGAACCTGCAAACACGCGCTCATGATAACTGGCTGTTCGATGAGTACAAGCAGAAGCACCGAAGGGATTACTGATGGCACTGATTCGAGTTCACAAGTTTTAGCTCCGGGAGATATGCGATGTCACTGACACTGCAAGACATGCGCGCGGCTCTCAAAGGACAGATGCGAGCAGAGGAAGCTATTTTCTTCTTTTGTCTCGCATGGAACTCCGGTGCCGAAAGCGATTTATACCGCATCATGGTCGCGACCGAGTTCCACCCGCGTCTGCATTTACAAAAGCAGGTCGAGAACGACCCTGAGATTTTGTACTGCCACGAAATCCTCAAGGACCTGTACGAGAAAGCATCCGGGATACCGCTGCGGGAGTTTCCACTTCGACCGGTGAAGTTCGCCGACGTGAAAGAGAACGATGTGTTGGTTCACGGACCGGGGCGTCCATTCGTGTGTCTCGAAGCCGGCTGGCCATGCCGAGTCTACAAGTGGCACGGCGACCTGGGCGTCGCGTGCGCGGAGGATGGTCACGGCTCCTCATTTCATCCACTCAAAGCCGACATGAATGGCAACATAGTCGGCTTCCGCTGGTAGCAACCGGCACCCTATAAGTTCTAGCTTATAGGAACCGCTCAAGATTATCAGACATAGCCTATAGCCTCGACCGGAGAGAACTTTTCTTTGTTCTCTCCGATTGAGGTTTCATGCGATTTGTGCGATGTTCCGCCATCAAATCAAACCAGCGGGAGGCGGACATGGGCAAGAAGAAAGATACGGCGCGTAAAGCGAAGAAGGCAGAAAAGAAAGCCGCAAAGTTGACCACGCCGACCGTGGATACTCCGGCAGTTCCGGAGACTCCACCGACTCCGGTGACGACCGACGACAGTCCAGCCGGCGACGATGACGGGTCTGTGGAGGGAGATAATCCTTTTTCGACGTAAAGGAGTCGCAATATGTTTTGGCATTGGCATCGTCGGCAGCGGCATAAACCAGACTGCGACATTCGGGTTTGGTTTGTCGTTGAAGTAAGTGACGATCACGGCGTCTACTTTCAGGCGCGCGAACTAACAAAAGGGAGGATTACAACTATGGCTACAGTTCCGTTGAACGTCGGTCACACTGCGAATATGTCGTTGGTGTTCACCGATCAGAATGGCAATCCAATGCTCACGCAACCGACGCCGGATGCGTCGCCTGCTACTACGTGGTCGGATGCTCCGGGTTCACCGGCTGTGGGCGTACTGACTCCGGCGGGCAATACGGCTTCCGAACTTGCCGAAAACCCCGGCTCAGACGTTGTGTCCGTAACGACCTACGTCGGTGGTGTTGAGTATCAGGCGTCAGTGACACTCGTAGTGTCCGCCGCTCCGCAAGTTCTGACCGGCGTTCAGATCGCCGTTTCAGTGAGCTAATCGAATACGGCTGAGGCGTAGCGCGCGCTGAGGCCGTAAAGAGAGCCGAGACGGAGTAGGGATGTGTCGGCAGGCACCCCCGAAAGGTCTCGGCTCTCGGCTATTAACACTGTCGCCGTTAGCGTGCAGTTCGGCTGTTAGTGACTTGACATCGGGTCCGAATTTTGCGAGGTTGACCGCTCGCGCATCTGCGACGTAAGGCGGAACAAGGGATAGCCGGGATTACGCCCGGAACGCCCCCGCCGAAAAGGAAGGGTGCAAGTGGAACATCCACGATGGCGGTGGAAGCCCGCCCCGGTTTCGTTTTAGAGAAAGTCCCCCGAGTGGCTCGCTACAAACACGGCACACAAGGCAAGTGGATTCAGTGCGCTCTCCCGCCCCACCGCAACAAGTTTGCGTGTTGCGGCTGCGGCATGACTCACGAACACGAATACAAAATCATTCCCACAACACGCGGTCCAAAGCGCCTCACGCTCTGGACGCGCATTCGGCTTGACAAGCGGGCCACCGCTCGGATACGGAAGCACCAGAAGGAACTTCACGAGTCAGAGATTTTCTACATCGCAATCTTCCCGAAAAAAGGAAAGCACGCACCATGGGCGCTCATACCGGACGATGTTTCAGGGCTTGGCGACGAACTAAAGCTCGCAAGCAAGCTCAAGGCCTCGCGTGGAACTTCCCGATTCGGCAAAAAGTCCCGCTCGCGCTCCGCCCGTTCCTCACGGGCGAAGGTCGGCAAAAGTCGGCTAGTCGGAACGCGATGACGCTCGCGATCAGCCGCTACGCCGAGCACCAAACGATGATCGGCAAACAGGTTGAGACCATGCGTCGGGGCACCGCTCGGGGTCAGTAAGTCACGGGTTGCTTGAAAACCCGAAATCCCTTAAGAGTGTCTTAATAGTTGTCCCCCCTCTCCCGTCACGAACCCATGGGAGAGTATCATGGCTGTACTCAAGGAAGCTGCGAAGAAGCGGATGGCGCCGAGCACGTTCGGTCTGCCCGCGAAGAAAGGTCCGCAAGGCGGCGTCAAGGGCAAGTACCCAATGCCCGACAAGGCTCATGCCGCGAATGCAAAAGCCCGCGCGACGCAGATGGTTGCCAAGGGCAAGCTGTCGGCGGCCGATGCCGCGACGATTCGCCACAAAGCCAATCATATCCTGGGCGAGACCGACTCCACGTACCACAATATCCCTAAGTAACCGCCGGTTAACCGTTTTCAGGCAATCCGGTTGCCCGGCGGCTTTCCGCCGGGCATAGTGTTATTCGGAGCAGACCCATGAAGGACGCAAAAGGACACGGTTCGGACGCGCGCGGGAACACTTCTATCGCACCCACCGGCTTGACCGCCGCAGCGCGGGATCGGGTCATTCGCGGCAAGATGGTCGATCAGTCGCACTTTCCTGTGACCACGGTCTCGGATCGAATGGCGGCGAACGCGCTCGGGCAGGCACATCCCAAGTCGTATATCTCGCCGCTCGGATCGAGCTTTGCGGCGGCTCAGGATCAATTGGACCGCGCGCGCAACCTCGCACTCCCGCGTGGCACGCCTGGACGGAGGAAGTCATGAAAGACGCAAAAGGACACGGCAGCGATCCTCGTAATCGGATGCCGACCATTGAGGAAGCGTCACGTCCTGGCATTCGCTCGCCTGCGGGCGCCGGGAAGCCAATGGCCTCGGACAACATCGACACGATGCGGATAATTGCCGACCTGCGGGCGCGGATGTCCGGCACAGGTCCGGGACACCAAGCGGCGCTTGGGCAAGGAATTCGAAATCTACAGGGCGTCTCGTTTGATCGAGGCGGCGGGAGGCTAAAATGAAAGATGCAAAAGGACACGGTTCGGACGCGCGCGGTGGCGGAAATCTCCCCGTGGTTCAGTCAAATGCCGCTTACATTTCCGGACCGGCACACCAAGCCGGTGTGCAGCAAGTCGGTCAGCGACCGGCGTTGCCGCCGGAAGGTCCAGAATCACGCGAGTTGCGGCTCTTTGCCGACAACGACGCCAATCTTAATCGGCAGTCAACACAGCCGATCCGCGACAACCTCGGCAAGAAAATGGACAAGGGCGTCTATGACCCGACGTTGGCGACAAAGCTGTGGGGCTATCACGCCGACCGCGCTGCGCAGTCTTACGCCAAGCAGTTCGGCAGTGCCGACCAGCCTTGGCATAAGATGTTCACTCCGGCTGTGCGCAAGGAAGCGGCTGCGCATTGGGAAGCCGACGAGCGCGACGACATTAAGAGCGGATCGAGCCGCACCTACAAGGGGTAAAGTGCCATGAAGGATGCCAAGGGACACGGCAGCGAAGCGCACGGCGGAGCCGGTGCGCACTCAGAGGGCGTGCAGCAAGTTGGCCGTCCGGTCGCTATGCAGCGCCGCCAGTACGAAGCCATCGCGGGAGCGATTAGTCGGCTCCCCGCAGATATTTCGTATGCGAAAGGCAACATTGCGCAGCATTTCGCGGATGCCTTGAAGGGTACGAATCCGAATTTCAACGCAGGCAAGTTCCAGACCGCAGCGATGACCGGCGACATGGGTCGCACACAAAGTAAGGCTCCTGGGATGCAGAGCCGCCACTATGAGGCGGTTGCCGGAGCTATCGCCAACTTGCCATCCACATTACGCGGCTCAGTAGCCACGCACTTCGCGGGCGAGTTGGGTCGCAGCAACGCAAACTTCAATTCGGGGCGGTTTTTGAAATCAGCGGGAGCGTGACATGAAGGATGCCAAAGGGCACGGCTCAAACTCACGCGGCGGTCCGACGATGACGCCGGGAATGGCGACTGGCGTTGGCATGGACGCTGGCAACAAGAGTATGCGGGCGGCTGGACGCACTGCCTGGAATGAGGATGACCAGAATGCGGCGAGCGCCGCGCTCGCGCAGGCGCGACGCGGTATCCGGTTTCCGTGAAAAGTACGGCGCTCCGCGCGATCACGCAGCCGAAGCTCGTGGCTTCGCCAGCGGGAAGCGGGAAATCAATCGCCTCAAGAGGCAGGGGAAGTAAACAATGGCTTGGTCAGACGCGGCTCGACAGGCGGCTCGCGCCGCCGAAGCGGCGAAGAAGGGCAGCGGCGTAAGCGATCAACAAGCCGCTCAATCTCTTGCGGGCGGCGGGGCAAAGTCGGCTCCGGTGCCATTGCACTCTGGTACGTTGCCGACGCCACAAAGCGGCTGTCGGATTATCTACGACTCGGGTCAGTTCCTTCGTGTCACTCCTGATAACGGCAGCGTGCCCAACGCTTGCGCGATAACATAATGAGGATGTCATGTCCGGCTGGACAGAAGAAGCTCGGCAGGCGTCGATAGAGACCCGCGAAGCCGATGCAAAAGGAAAGCAAGCGCAAGCGCAGCGGTTCGGACCGGGGCGTATGGCGCATTTTGCCAAGAAGAAAGGTCAGCGCGGCGGCGGCGGAGGCGGCGGTAGCGGTGGCGGGGGTAGCGGCGGAGGCGGTATGGGCGGTCGCGGCGGAGGCGGTCGCGGCGGCGGCGGAGGCGGCGGCAGCGGTGAAATGCACACGCACAATCTTGCGAAAAAGCACGGCCTTCAAACGTCGCATCTTTCTATGCTGGATCAAAAAGAACAAGAGGATCAGCAAGCTCAGCAAGGTGGCGGGAGACGAAGATGAAAGATGCCAAAGGTCATGGCTCCGACCCACGCGGCGGCTCACATCAAGACGGCGTGAACCAAATCGGGCAGAAGTTTCGGTCGGCATCGCCGACCGAGTTTTTAGCCGCGCGTGCTCAGTCGAGCCGTCCAGGCATGTTCACACCACACGCTCCGGAGGACCTTGCACAATTCAAGTTGTTCATCAATCCGGCGGGTACGGTCGGCGGGGCGGTCAGTCCGACCGGCGACATCCAGAGCGTTTTCAATAACAGCGGTGTCAAGGGTGCGGGTGGCGCGGCGGTAGAGGAAGCCAAAGCTCGGGGCGGCAAGACGTTGGACTGTTTCGCTCCGGTGCTCCCGGAAATCTACAAGCAGCATGGATTCGAGGAGACCGGTCGCGCTCCGTTCGATCCCAAGCAGGCGCCTCCGCAGTGGGACACGAAGAAATACGGCACACCTGACGTTGTGTTCATGAAGCTCAAAGGTGCGAAATGACGCCGAAAGTATCGCCACTTGAAAAGATTGTTGCATTCAACCCGGCGCCCCATGCGGTCGCACCGACTCCGCGCGACATAAACGAACTCACGCCCACCGAAGTAGCGAGCGCGCTTGCTCAGGGTCATCCCAAATCAGTCCCGGTTAAAACCCACAAGGGAATGGAGGGTGGTCGTACTGGATACCCGCACTTGACACCGCATAGTTTGCGTTTTCGGAACGCACACGAAACCGTAGGGACAAAGATCGAACCGGACAAGAGGATGACATGAGTGGTCCAGCGCACCAACAGGGGGTCAAGGAAGCGACTAAGAAGCTGACCCCGATAATGATCCCGATCCGCGAGATTGCGAGCACCGGCTATCCATTACAAGATTACGCCGATGTCGAGAAAGTTCAACGAATGCAAAACAGCATTCGCATGGGCAAGAAAATAAAACCGATCCGCGTTAGTGAACTGACGCCCGAGAACCGGGACCTTTACGGCGTCCAAGACTCGAACAAGAAGTGGTATCTAAATAACGGTCATCATCGGCTGGCTGCGCAGGCGCTCGAAGGCGTCAAGAAAGTTCGGGCTGTTTCGTATCTTCACAGCAAGAGGATTTGATTTGCCATGGTACAACCAGTGAAACAAGAAGATCAAAGTAAGAAGCCGAAGCAGTGGCCAATTAAGTCTCAGGTGCCACACATTGGCGAGCTTACCCGGAAAGAGGTAAAGCCGGACCCGCCGGGTACGGTACAACCTCCTCACATTCCGATCTTCGACCATAACGGACATATACGCGGGCGCGTCGGTCCGAAGGCTACCAGCGTGACCGTGGCGAGATTCCTCGGACGGCACGGCGCCACGCTCGGCAAGAAAGACGGCAAGCCTGCATGGCTTGGTCAGAAACCTCCCATGCCACCAAAACCTATAAAGTTCGTAACACCAAAACCTACGGCTTCCCCCGCCCAGGCGCAGAATCACAAGCTCGAAATATCGCTCAAAGCCGACAAAGGCAGCGTGAATAAGAATCCAAAAAGCCGACCGGAAACCCATGTTCGGCCACATCGGGGGTAAGTCACATGAAAGACGCCAAGGGACACGGGTCCGACCCGAAAGGCGCTCACGCAGAGGGCGTCGATCAAATTGGGCAACCAAAAACTTATACATGGGCAAAAGGATTAGATGGGGTTCACCGACTAGCTTCGGGTAACGAGCCGCCTATCGCTTCGGTATTTAAGCCTGGAACCGAGAAGCCGCCATTGTCCGGCGGTCCGGTACCAAAGGGGTATTACTACGGGCAGCTTCACAAAGATTTCAACACCGGAGCAGGGAAATCGGGAAGTTGGGGACTTCTTGGCTCTGTGCAATCGGCAAAGGGGTGGGTTGAACGTAAATCAGCGAATAGTTGGGACGCTCCGAATATTTCAAATCCAACTCGTCGGGGGTAAAGTCATGAGCGACGCCGAAGTCCTTTCGTTTATCTCATTTGCGCGGACGCCCCGGCGCTTCGTAATCCGCCACGACGTATCGTGGATCGGGATCGCAATAGCGTATGCGAGGAAGCCATGAAAGACGCCAAGGGCCACGGCTCAAATCCGCGCGGCGGTTTAGTCGCGCATCAAACCGGTGTGAATAATATCCCGAAGTCGGCGTTCAAAGGCTTGACGAAACTCGGGCGCAAGACACTTCGACATTTCTATGAAGGTCAGACCGGACATGCTCAGGTGGTCCCCGATTGGAAGCTTGGGCAAGATTTCTCGACGTGAGGGGTGGTGATAACTTATGCGACACCATGAGGTAGGGGTGGGCGATATCATTACGATCATCTTCGTGATGTTTGCCTTCGCAGTTATGTTTTGGGCGATAGTGACATGAAAGATGCAAAAGGACATGGCTCCGATCCGCGCGGCGCGCATGCCGCAGGAACAGATGCGGTAGGTAAGACGCCGCTGACACTACCCGATGTTACCGAACGCCCGACCGATCCATTCATTGGGATCGTTGCGGAACGAGCGGTATCCGAATGAGATCGGTCAAGAGGAGCGTTTCTATCATGGGTCCGCTCGACAGTTCGCTTCCGGCGCATTGATTGAGCCGGGGCACCCCGGAAACTTTGTTCGGTCAATGACGCATGTTTACATGACTACACAACCCGAAGGATCGGACATCTACAAAGGCGCACGTGGCTACGGGACTCATGTCTATGAGGTACGCCCTACCGGACCGTTCGGACATCGGCGTGATGCACGAGATTCGGAATGGGCGTCAGAGTTTCCTCTACGAGTTGTTAGTGAAGTCAGGGGAGCAAAATGAAAGACGCTAAGGGCCGCGGCGGTACTCGCCGCTTCGGCAACGATCCCAAGACAACGATTGGATCGACTAGCCTAAAAGAAGCTCGGCGCGCCTGGACGTTTCTTTCGTCGCCATCACCGCACGAAAACGGTTTTCGGTTATCCCGGAGGAAGTCATGAAGGATGCAAAAGGACATGGCAGCGACTCGCATGGCGGAGTGAGCAGTCAAGTCACCGCCGTCAAGGGATTGGTCAATATGATCCGGGCACCCGCCGCACATCAAGAGGGCATTCGGCAAGGTGTGCCGATGTCGGACAGTGAGCGTGCGCAGAAGATCGCTGACTGGCGTGATAAGGGAGCGTCGAATGCCCAGGTGCGCGAGGGTGTGCGCGCGATGTTCAATTTGCCGTCCAGGGAGAAGGCGTGATGAAGGACACGGCGAAGGCTTGAAACTCGGGTTGCTTTTGTCCGGGATTCGTATACAGGTGGACTCATGAAGAATCAAATTCAGCAACCCGACGCCTCGCGCGCCTCACAGGTAGAGCTTCACAAGGCTCGGGTTTCTCAACGTGCGGAGGGGGTTATGGCGAAAGACCCGAAAATGAACGGTCCGAGTGACGGCGGTCAAGTCTGCGCAAGTGACGCAGACGCCTCAGCCTGTTTGGCGCAAGGGCATCCGAAGTCCAGTGCGGTCAAGACTGCGTGGGGCATGAAGGACCAGTCTCTCGACAACGACGGCCCGGATGATGACGCTCGGCTGCAATCGTTCAACAAGGGCAAAAATCGGGTGCTCTGATGCCGGTAGTCAGCGGATCACAAGCCGGTCTCATGGGTATGAGTTTGACCGCCAAAGGGCGGGCCAAGCTCCGCGCTCACGGCAAGAAGCCTGTTGATCCGAAGGTCGCCCACGAATTCCTGCACGCGAGCAAGGGCATGAAGTTCGGCCAATTGCCCGCGCATCATCACGGCATCCACGCTGCCACGCACGGAAAATCCCTATGACTACCACACTCCAAGACGCTTGGCCGTTGATCGCGCTCGGCGGGACATGGGCAGTCGTCATCGCTTTTTGGGCGGCTGAGTCTTGAGCACGCACTTTTGCCGGATTCGCTGTCCGATAAGCGCGGCGCTGCGCCGAATTAAAAGCCATGTGAAACTCCGGTTGCCATCATGGTTAATTTCGGGTAGGGTCCACCGTGGGCGTAGCCCCGAAGTCGCCGTGTGCGGCTGACAATTCCTTTTTGGAGGAGAGTAACATGGCTGTCAAGGGTAGTGGACTCGGGGCCGGACCCGACAAAGGCGAATTCGTTGAGCAGACTCACTACGACGCGCGCAAAGGCGCGCCGAAGAAGGCGCTCACCACGTTTGAAACCAAGTGGGGCATGACTGACCAAAACAAACCCTCCGGCGTTACGAGCGCAATCGCTCCGATTCATCCAGGCGTTGGTCCGGACGCAAGTGCGGCTGATGTCATGGACCCGGAGACTCCGACGGAGCGCGGCAAGACGCTTCGGCGTCAGCCGGGCGGCGTTGGTGCTCAGACCAGCAATGGCACTTGGGTCCCAGGCAAACTCAGTTCGTCTTGGGGCATGAAGGGTGGCAACGGTCAGGGCGTGGACAACGACATGAGTGGTAAGGTGCTCGGCGAGGCGATCCTCTCCGGCTCCACGAAGCTCCCGGCGGCGGTCGCCCTGAAAACCGATAGCGGTGCGGCTCCCAAGCCGTTCCCGACTCCAGATCGGGGCGGTTAATGTCCGATGCGCCCGATAGCATTCCACGGGCGCGAGGACATTCGAGCAGCGCAGGCGAATATCGCACCGGGGTTCAACGATCCTGCAAATCCCGCTCAGCGGGCTAAAGCTCCGGCAACGCAAGGCGACGAAGCCAAATCCGTAATGGGACATGGCTTCGTTACTCCACAGTTCGCCGCCGCAGTCATGCACCGCGACTTGAGTGACGACGAGAAGTTGCTTGCTCAGGGCGGACAAAACACACCAATTCATCCGGCACAAGTCCCGTCCGAAGGCTCCGATACACAAGAGACTGAGGGCGATGCTTCCGTGCGCGACCCGACCGGTATCGGGAGGGGCGCGTAACATGGGCAAGACCCGGCGAAGAAAGAGACATTCGACGGCGCATCAAGAAGGCATTGAACGTAGCATCCCCAATATCGACCAACTGAAAACAGATTGGCCCGATCCGGAGGATCGCAAAGAGGTTCAGGAGTTGGATGAATGAGTAAGACACGGCGCGGAACACGAGCACGCGGCACTGGTTATAGCGGACCAGATTCGACGAAACCGGCGCAGCGACCAGAAGCGAACCGCGCGAACGATTGGAGCGGCAGTGGTGGTTCGGCGCCTGGGGGACTGACTAGCTTTCCGCTTACGAGCGGTCAAGGTGTGAGCACGTCTCGACCGAACGCGAACGACGAGCCAATGGATGCAGATGCGGCGCGCATTCTGGCACAGGGACATCCGAAGTCGGTACAGGTCAAACGATCATGGTAACACTGAACAAAAAGCGGAACTCCGACATCGCCAATATGGGCGCCACCGCGCCCGGCGGAAGTCGCGCTTTTATGGGTGCGTCAAGTCAATGGGCGACTTCAAACTCTGCAAAGGGTGCTCAGTTTCCGAGCGGATCGAACGTCGATCCGGTAAGCGCAGCGAAAATGCAACACGTGGGTCTCGAAGATGAGTCGCCCGCCGAGAAGGGCGACGTTCCGGTTCATCCGGGATTGCGTCCCGGATTATTCCGAACGGCGCGGGACGCAAACTACAAAGCGCCGGACGGGCAGGTCCCGACCAGCTTTACGCCATTCAACGACGCGACGACGAACGATGGTCGTGTGGCGTCGCCGGACGGCAGGCATCGAGGAGAAAGTCCGTTGATCTTGAAGCAGTCGCGAGGAGACTACCGCCCATGAATACGATGATCCAGATGATCGCCGCGTGGGGTTTCATCTTGACACTCATGCTTGTGTTGCGCTACCGTCGCACACTCGCGCGTGTAGTGGTTCGAGCAAAAAAGTCGAGGGGGTAACGATGACTTGGGGACCCGCACAGTGGGAAGCATCGGCTGCGGCGCGTGCGGCGGAAGGCGGCACAGGGAAAACCGAGCCGCAAACCGCTGAGGAATTCGGTCAGTACGTGCGCGCGCAGCGCGCGCAACAGTCCGCGCCTACCGATCAGGATGCCGCTGTCGCACTTGCGCAGGGCGGCGCGAAATCCGCCCCGGTTCCAGTTCATTCGGGTGCTCGGGGTCGCGCGCCGCAATACGAGAATTAAAGGGGAGGAGCCATCATGGCACAAGACATCGTTGGATCGAAAATGCCGTCGCTGGCATCCGAAGCGTTGAAGCCGTCGAAAGCCGGATACGGTCAGAATGGCTACGCAGGCGCATCAAGCGACCTGCCGGGCGAGAATACCACTAGCGGGTTCCTGCCGGGTCCGCCTTTGGGTGATGCACTCAAAGCCGCTGTCAGTCCTTTGGAGACGGACAACCATGGGCGCTCGGGCAAGGGCAACCCTCCGACGCCCCCGAAGGGCGGCGACACGTCTCGCTTCACTCAGACGCGACCGGTCAAGGCTGACTCCTACCCGCTCAGCATGGGCATGGCTCAACGTACTCCGCGTAACAAATAACCCGCTACGCGCCAGAAAAGGCGAGTTACGCGCAATTAAAGTGCTCTTGAGGCAACATTTGACGACTTAATGTGCTCTCAAGAGCACATTAACTGAGATAAGGGCTACGAAAATGGACGCTGCTATCGACGTGAAAGAGCACAACGGTCCCGGTCAGGACCCACATTTGGTCGGCGGTAACGAAGGTTTCGCCTTGGTTACGACCCGGTACTCAGATTTGGCGCCGTCTTATCTTGCACGCTCTCGGCGTCTGGCGCACACCGATCCGCCCTATACGGCAGACGCGGGGAAGATCGGCAGCGGGCAATGCACTGTTGGCAATGGCCCTGACCCTTTTCTTGGAGGGGGATTCAAGATGACCTAACGAGGCGTCCCTCTAAATAGGCTATTCCGCGTCTCATTCCTTCGACACTATCACCGAAACGCCCAAAAGCAAGGTTACAGTCATTGCACAGCCAACCCCTAAATTTGCCGGTCACGTGATCGTGGTCTAATCGGAGTCTCGTTGTTTCTTTCCCGCAATGATCGCATCGGTTGTCGTAGGGCGGGCGAACAGTCGTCGGATCGCAAGGCAAATAACTGTAACGTTTTGCGAGTCGCCGAGAAGATTTTAGTGCGGTGTGAATTTTACCGCGTTTAGCGTACCAACGTCGTTCAACTGCCCGTTTGTTTGAGTGTCGTTGTTCTGCGGTTGCCAGCGGCAATATAAGTATGGTAAACGCGCTGAGAGGGAGAGTCCAATGAGCTTCAACATGCCCCCGAATACGCCGCCCGGTCCGCAAGGTCCGCCGGCAGCACCGCCCCCGCCCGCCAGTCGCACGCTCGCCGATGTCAGTGCCATGGGTACTACGGCAGGCGCCCCGGCCGCCACCACGAGCAAAGGACCCCCGCCCGGCTCGGGTCTGCCCGGCTCCGGTCCTCCACCGCCGATGCCCGGTCAAGCTCCGGCGCCCGCACCGCAGCCACCTACCGGAGCGCCGGTCGGCGAAGTCACAGACGGCCGACAGGTTGTCAATCCGCATATGAACGCACCTTCGGTCGGCACGCATTTTTCGAAGTCGGCTAACAAACGAGGCAATCCAGTCCATGGGATGTAAATCAACTCACGTACAAGGCAAAAGACGATGGCAACTTGGCCGGCGGTCATTATTGTGCATACTCTCGCCGGCAAACCCATCGGGGTTCGTCTCGGGCGAGATTTGATCTATGAGACGGTGCCAGTGCGAGTCGTGATCGACGGAGTTGACTATTTGGTTCGAGAGACCAAAAAGGAAATCGACGAGATAATTCGGGATGTTTGACCATGGTGGACTACGATGTGAACTTGATCGGTGACGTGGCGCGTGGTCGCGTATACCAGGGTGCCTCCCCGAACGAAGGGATCGTGACGTTCCAGACCCCAGGTCGGATGCTCATGTTGGTCGAAATGGCGGCGGGCGTTGACGCGCTCAAGTGGGTCCGCCAAGGAAATTTGCGGTCGGTGCTCTACTTCGGCATCGACGATAACGAACAGTCCGCGCTCGACGATCCGACGCTCGAAGCGTTGGCTCTCAGTTGTCGGGCATGGTTGCGAGGCGGCGGCGATATTATATTCGGGTGTGCCGCCGGCATTTCTCGGTCGAGCTATGCCGATTGTGCGACGTTGATGACGACGCTCGGTCTTAAGTTCGACGACGCGCTTGCCATGATCCGCAAGGGTCGGAAGCAAGCGAATCCAAACCCCGGCTTCGTCGCACACTTGCGGCACATGGAGCCTCGATTTCTTGATCTTGCGATGACATGAGTATATCGCAAGCGAAGTTAAATACAGCGCGGATGTCTGCGCACGTCGGGATGACCCGACGAATGAAGATTGGGAGGACGGCATGAGCCGCAAGGGACAACCCGCATCAGAGGCGGAAGCAATAGGGCTGGCGAAGGGTCGCGTAAGTCCGAATCGTAAAAACCGGGGCGGTCGGGCACTCGAAAGAGAACTAATGCACAGCGACAGCATTATGGGCGATGCCGCTCGTGAACTTGCTATCCGCAATCCCAAAGCAATGCTAAAAGTCCTTCGCGCCGCCGCAACATGGCCGCATCTTGCATCTATTTGCAGGGGCAGTGGTGTCAGCCGGTACAAGCTAGGATATTGGCTTAAGCTCAGCAAAAAAGGGCATCCCGGCGATGGTTTTGATTTACCAGTCGATGACGGTCGCACCGAGCGGTTTCATATTTTATTTGCGGAAGCGTGGGACGCGGGAACGGATATAGTCGAGGACCATGCGCTAAAGCTCGCGACTGGTATCGAGCGCAAAATCCTCACTAATCAGCAAGGCGTCATCTTTGAAATTGACCCCGATTTAATCAAGCTCGGTCTTAGAGGCGAGGAAGCGTATCTTTTGGATGCGGACGGCAAACCAGTTCCGCAAACGGTCCCTTGGCTTGACCCCGAAATGACTCGTTGGTTGCTCGCCCGCAAGCGTCCTGACAGTTATGGCAATCGAATCCAAGTTGCGCACGAACACAAGGTAGGTGGTGTGCTCGTCGTCGGCGCGACAAAATCCTCGAAAGAGTTGGAGGCATCGTATCAAATGAAACACCATGAAATCGAGGATGTAGAGTTCGAAGAAGTTGACGAGGCGGCGCGGGAATCTGATGACGACTTGCAGATGCCAAATCGGTCATCCCAAGCCACCCCTGAAACCGCTTAACCTCAACGGATGCCCGTTGAGGCAACTAAAAAGACGGATGACCGCGCCTGTCGGGGATGCCCTTGGCGGGAAAAAAGTGGAGTAAAGTGCTATGAGTAAGGACAAAGGCAGCAAAGACGACAAGCCGAAGTTGTTTACCTTCGACAAAAACACCGGATCATTTTTCTTGAAGCCGCGCGGCATTCCGACCGTTCACAGGTGGAAACTCCGACACGGCGAGTATATTCCAATCATTATTGACGATGACGGTCAAGAAGTCGAAGTCGTGTGGGCGCCGCAAAAAGGATCGCAAGCCGCGTTCCTGGAATCAACCGAAACGGAAGTCCTGTTCGCCGGCACGCGTGCCGGCTGTGGCAAAACTGACGCCCTCCTCATGTCCTTCGCCATGGATGTCGGCAAGGGATGGGGACCCTCCCTCAAAGGCATCATTCTGCGCCAATCGCATCCGATGTTGAAGGAAGTGATCGCCAAGAGCAAACGTTGGTTTCCGCGTCTTTGGCCCAAGGCGTTCTACAACGAAATCAAATATCGTTGGGAGTTTCCGGACGGTGAGACGCTCGTGTTCGATCATCTTGCCGACCAGACGGACTTCCGGCGCTACCTCGGAATGGAGTTCACGTTTATCGGTTTCGAGGAGCTTATTACGTGGCCGGACTTGACCTGCTATGGCTTGATGTTCTCGTGCTTGCGCAGTTCGGTGCCGGGCATTCCACGCAAGATTCGGAGCACCACTAATCCGTGGGGTCCTAGCCACAACGAAATCAAGGATCGGTTCCATATCAGTGACCGCAAGTCCGGCGAAATTCTTGGACCGCTCATTGATGACGCGCGAGACGAACAGGGTCACAAGCTCCCTTCGCGCCGCGCGATCTTCGGACACATCAGCGAGAACAAGATTCTGAACAAAGTGGACCCGCACTACCTCGACCGCCTTCTCGCCAGCGCGCCAAGCGAATCAGTGTTGAAAGCGTGGCGGGATGGCGATTGGGACATCACCGCAGGCGGCATGTTCGGCGATATTTGGGCAACGCACCGGGATAGCATCTTGGTGCCGGAGTTTGTAGTACCGGCGAACTGGCACATCACGCGTGCATACGATCATGGCTCCTCCAAGCCATATACTTGCTTGTGGTTCGCAAAGAGCAACGGCGAGGATTTGGCGCTCCCGGACGGCAAGACTATGCGTACTATGCGCGGCGACCTGTTTATCGTCGGCGAACTGTACGGGTGGAGCGGTCACAAAGACGAGGGGGTAAACGCACCGCCCGTCGAAATTGTCAGGCGCATAATCCAGTACGAAATAGACCGTGGCTGGCGCTACCAGGACCCCAATGGCGGTGGCTGGCTGTCTCGGATTCGACGCGGACCCGCCGACACTCAGATTTGGGCTGAGACAGACGGACGCCCGAGCATCGCTAATGAAATGGAAAAGCCTGTCGTCGTCAACGGTGCCCGGTTCCGGGGCATTATTTGGGAAATGGCCGACAAGGCACCCGGATCGCGCAAGCAAGGCTGGCAATTGATGCGGCAAAAGCTGGCGGCGACTCTGGCGCCCGGCGGCTTCCGCGAATACCCCGGTCTGTTCGTTTGCATGAATTGCCGACACTGGATTCGGACCGTTCCGCAACTGCAACGGGACGAGGACGACATGGACGAGGTTATGGAGCCTTCGGAGGATCACTGTGCAGATGCGACGCGATACCGGCTCCGCTACTACGAGCCGCCAGGAAACTTGACACGACGAGCCTAATCGCCGGGTCCCCCTCGGTCGGGACACGTCCCCTGTCCCGACCGACCCCTCACAAAATGGAGAAGTCAGATGACCACTAAAACCAAACGCAAGCCGAGAGCGAAAGCCAAGGCTGTTACCCTTCACGTCGGCGAGCAGGTATTCGCCGGTTTGTCCACGCCAGAGCCGGTCGAGAACGCACCACCCCTTCCGGTTTCGCTCTTGTCTACACCCGCGACCCCGCTTCCGCAGGCATTCTCATTCCTTCCCCGACCGCACGCGGATAACCGTTGGGGGACGGTCAATCTCGACCGTCCGGCATGGCTCATGTGGTGGTATCGCTGGCGTTTCCGATGGTCTTTGGCGAGGACTTCCGGCGATCATGCTGCACAGCGGGGCTGGTATATGCAGCCGGCTGCACAGCGGGGCTGGTATATGCAGCCGGGCTGGCGTCGTAGATGCCTGGACGCCGTGCTTACTGGAAAGATCACTGGCACAAACGAGAAGCGCGGCCGCACCGAGAAGGAAGCGGTCGAGGCGGCGACTGTGGCTGTTCAGCGGCGAGTCCTGCCAATCGTGCGTTTTTGGCGTAGTTTGACGGGCGGATGGCTCGATAACGTTGCGTAAGCCGAAAGGCTTGCGTCCGAGCCGCCCGTATGGTAAACGAGGCTCCCCCCGGAGGGTTCTCCCATGGCTATCGACGACAAGCACCCCCAATATGTGAGTAAGACTGGCGAGTGGATTCAGATGGGCGACACCTATGCGGGTGAGCGAGCCATCAAGAAGAAGCGCCTAGACTACCTGCCTCCCTCCGAAGCCATGATCCAGGACGGGATGACCACCCCGTCCTCTCCCGGCTGGAAAGACTACGAAGCCTACCTTACTCGGGCATATTTCCATGATGTCGTTCGCGATGCGGTAAAAGCGATGTTAGGAATAATGCACATGAAACCGGCGGTTATCAAACTGCCGCAACGTCTCGCTCCGATGATGGACAAAGCAACGATTCAGGGCGAGGGAATGCAGATGTTGCTTCGCCGGATCAACGAAGCACAGTTGGTCAAAGGTCGCTGCGGTTTGCTGGTCGATGCGCCCACGGGCGTTGACCCATACAATGCGCTTCCTTACATCGCTTTCTACGATCCCGAGCGGATCATCAATTGGGATGCCGGTCGGCGCGACGAGGGACGGAACATTCTCGATCTTGTCGTGCTCGACGAGTCAGGCTTCCAACGCGAAGGCTTCACATGGGTCGCAGAGCGTAAGCACCGCATCCTGACGCGCGGCACGCCGGAGAGCTTGGAAAGCGGCTGGACCCGTCCGCCGCTCGACGCACCCTATCAGGTGTGCGTAAAAGTTAATGACACGAGTATGCCGATCCCGGACGACTTCATTATGCCATCAATCGCCGGACGTGCGCTCACCGATATTCCGTTCGTGTTCTGCGGTGCCAACGACCTTGTGCCCGAGCCGGACGAGCCGCCGCTCCTCGGACTCAGCACTCTCGCACTCTCGATCTATCGCGGCGAAGCAGATTATCGCTCGACTCTGCACTATCAGGGTCAGCAAACTCTCGTTATCATCGGTGGCAACGTATCCGACGTAGACGAGAACCAACAACTCCGCATTGGCAACAAGGGTGTGATCGACCTGCGCATCGGCGGTGACGCAAAATACATCGGCGTCAGTTCGTCTGGTCTCGGCGAAATGCGCCAGGCCATCAAGAACGATTCAGAACAAGCCGCGAGCTTCGGCGTCCAGTTCATGGATGTCGGCTCCGCGAGGGGCGCGAGCGGCGAGGCACTGCGCATCCGCGTGGCGGCTCGCACGACCACCATTCAGCAAATCGCGGTCGCAGCCGGCGCGGCGCTTGAGCAAGTTCTCAAGTACGCGGCGCAGTGGGTCGGTGAGGACCCGAATGAGGTTTCGGTGTCGCCGCAGACAGACTTCGCGGATGCCAACGTGGCTGGCGCCAGCTTACTCGCCTTCATGCAGGCTAAGCAACTCGGTCTGCCGCTGTCGCTCAAGAGTCTGCATCGCATGATGCAACTGAACGACATGACGGACATGGACTTCGACGAGGAGAACGACCAGATCGAGCAGGAAAGCGAGACCCTGGTCGGTATGATGGTGCACGGCGCCAACGTCGGCGCGGTGGACGAGTCCTTCCTCGATACGGCTGGCGGCGTCAGCACCGATCCAGGCAACCCGGAGGACTTCGTACCCCCGGCGGCTCCGGCGCCGAACGAACCGCCCGCCCACACCATCGGTACGGGGAACGTCCCTGTAACGCCTCACCGTCGCGGCTCGCCCACCCCCCTCAAGCGGAAGGTCGGCAAAAAGGGCGCCTCCGCCGTCACGTAAAGGGGAGTTGTAAATGGCCGGTCCCTATACCATCGGCGAAATCCCGACACATGATCCAACGCCGCCGAGTACGGCGAAGATTGAGATTGAGAACCCGTCAGGTCCGACTTCGGAGTGGTGCACACTTCAAGAGGCGGTCGAATCTGTCGGCGGTATCGGCTCGACCGGCGCGACCGGCGCGAGCGGCGGTACGGGGGGCACAGGCGGCACCGGCAGTGTAGTAGGCGTGAGTGGCGCTACGGGTGCGAGTGGCATCTCTGGAGGTTCGGGTGGTACGGGCGGGTCGGGCGCAGCCGGACCGGCAGGCGGCACAGGCGGTACGGGCGGCACGGGCGGGTCGGGTGCGGCCGGGAGCGCGGGCGGCACAGGCGGGACGGGCGGGACGGGTGCGACATCAAGTCAAGCCGGACCGGCGGGCGGCACAGGCGGCACGGGCGGTACGGGCGGATCAGGCGCGGCGGGATCGAATGGCGGCACGGGCGGCACGGGCGGCACAGGCGGAACCGGCGCAGCGGGATCAGACGGCAGCGCGGGCGGCACAGGCGGAACCGGCGGCACGGGCGGTACGGGCGGATCGGGCGCAGCGGGATCAGACGGCAGTGCGGGCGGCACAGGCGGAACCGGCGGGACCGGCGGGACCGGCGCGACATCAAGTCAAGCCGGACCGGCAGGCGGGACCGGCGGTACGGGCGGCTCAGGCGCAGCGGGATCAGACGGCAGTGCGGGCGGTACGGGCGGAACGGGCGGAACCGGCGGCACCGGAGGCGCGGGCGGCGAGGGCGGTACAGGAGGCATTGGTCCTGCGGGAGCGACGGGACTGCCTCCGGCGTTCTCGTGGCTCTACTCAAGTTCAACAACCCTTGCATCACCGGGCACCGGTACATTCCTTGCGAATAACGCAACATGGTCGAGCGTCACGGTACTGGCGCTTATGAATACAACGAACGATGCTGGAAACCCAAATGTCAGAACGTGGCTCGACAATATCCCGGTAGGCTCTACGATCTTGATTCGTGACATCACGACGCCGGGCGCATATGCCATCTTCACAAGTGGCACGGTCACGGATGAAGGCTCAAACACCTGGGTCGAAATTTCGGTAGCATACGTCAGCGAATCGGGAGCGTTCACGAACGGGGATGTTTGCGAAATTGCAGTTTTTGGCGGCGTTGGCGCAACCGGTGCGTCGGGTGGCGCGGGCGGAACCGGCGGTACAGGCGGCACAGGCGGATCGGGTGCAGCGGGATCGGCAGGCGGCGCGGGCGGCACAGGCGGAACCGGCGGATCGGGCGCGGCCGGAAGCGCGGGCGGCGCAGGCGGCACAGGCGGTACGGGCGGCACCGGAGGCACAGGTGCAGTCGGAGGAGGAGTGACGTATTTTGGTCAGTTGAATTTTGTACCGACAGCAACCGCCACCGAGTTCAACGTTAATGCTTTTGGGGGTGCAATGTTTTTGATGCCCGCCAACTTTACCGCCTCCAACATTAAATTCTATGGATTTTCAGCGGCTACTACGGCGAAACTGACGCCAGCTATTTACTCAGTGTCCGGATCGACCCTTACCTTGGTAGCGACAGGTCCGCAGGTGACCGGGGTCACGGTCGGCATCAATACAGTTCCGCTCACTTCTCCGGTCACTCTTAACGCAGGCACGATATACCTCTTTGGTTTCATCGTACTCACGGCGCCTTTGTACACAGCGGCGGGTCCGACTGTCCCTGTAGGGTATTTCTCGAACTCGGGAGCCACCGCCCCGAGTTCAGCAACCGCATCCACCACTACGGAAACCTGGACATTCTGGCTGAGTTGACCGCCGGGCATAGAAATGCTAGGACCCAAACCTAAACCGCGCGGGACCCCTTAACCATGCGTAAGAACCTAGTTGTCATTCGGGTTGGCGAGAACTCCCCACATCGAAAGTGGCTCGACGGCGATCCAAAACGCTCGTGGGATTTACTCCTCTGTCCATACCAGAAAATCTCTTTCAAGGATGCGCTCAGTTTGATGCCGAAGGATGTCTTGATTAGCTCTATCATCCCAGGTTTGAAGTGGTCTGGTATTCGGGCACTCTTTGCTAAGTGGCCGCTCAAGCGGGATTGGCATAGCTATCGCTACATCGTTTTCGCGGACGAGGACCTGCAAATCCCACCGGGAACGTGGACCCAATTTTTCAAGACCGTAACAGAGCAAAAGGCGGCGCTCGCCGCTCCCGCGCTTACTATCGGTTCGATAGCAAGCCATCCGGTGACCATCCAACAATCTCCTGGTGGCGCACGTCCGACGACATTTGTTGAAGTCATGACGCCGTGCTTCCGTGTCGATGTGTGGGAAAAGATGTTACCGACACTTGATGAGACACCAAGCGGCATTGGATGGGGTCTCGACTACGTGTGGCCGAAACTACTCAACTACGAAGGCATCTATGTCGTTGATGAAACACCGGTCACTCATTCCAATCCTAATCACTCTCCTCAAGAAGTTTCACAATTAGGGTGGATAGAAATGGCAGCGATGCTAAAAAAGTACGATTGCGAGGATAGACCGGAAAGGAATCTTTAGTGCGTTTTCACATTTTAGCCGTACCCCACACCGTTTCCGTCCCGGAGTATTCGACCTGCGCGTTTACGCAGAAAGTCGTAAGGCTCTGTCGGCTTCTCAAGATGCGCGGGCATTATGTGATCCATTACGGCAACGAGGACTCGAAGGTCGATTGTGACGAAATGGTTGCGGTTACCTCAAAAGCCGACCTTGAAAAATCCTATCCGGGACACGATTGGCGAAAGAGTGGCTGGCCTACATTCAAATGGGAGGACCCGGTTTATCAAGCCTTCTACGCCAACTCTATCGGAGAAATCCAGAAACGAAAGCAGCCGGGAGATTTTTTGCTCTGCCCCTTCGGCGGCGCCCACAAAAAGGTAGCTGACCTTCACACAGACATGGTGACGGTCGAGACCGGTATCGGCTACCCCAACGGCAGCTTCGCACCTTATCGGATTTTTGAATCTTACGCCGTCATGCACGCCTTCCAAGGCCAAAAGAAGATCGAGTTCGCCAGCAATGATTTTTGGTACGATGCGGTGATTCCAAACTACTTCGATCTAGATGAATTCAAATACTCCGCACAGAAGCAAGATTATTTCCTGTTCCTCGGGCGCGTCAACGACGGTAAAGGCGCACATATCGCGCAACAAATCGGCGACGCGCTGAAAACCCAAGTCATCATGGCCGGAAAGTTCGACAATAACAATGTTCGCATCAGTGGCAGCAAGAACGTCAAGCTCATCGGGGTGGTCGATCCGCACAAACGCAAGCAGCTATTGACACGCGCTCGGGCGGTGTTGTGTCCCTCGACATTCATGGAGCCGTTCTGCGGCACGCAAATTGAAGCTATGCTTTCGGGGACTCCGGTCATATCATCCGATTGGGGAGCCTTCGCTGAGTACAATGTCCACGGCGTCACCGGTTACCGGTGCAGAACTTTCGAGCATTTCGAGTGGGCTGCTCGCAACATCAAAAACATCAAACCGGCGGACTGCCGAGCGTGGGCGGAACGTTTTTCGCTAGAGCGTATCGGTCCAATGTATGACGAATACTTCACGACGGTTCAAGATCGGGTCAACGGCCGGGGCTGGTACGAGAAGCGTCCGGACCGGAAGAATCTCAACAGCACAACCTTCAACGTGAAAATGGGGTTGTAGTAGACTTCTTCCCTAAAATGTGGTTAACCTCTCCGGTTTCCCCCGCCGAAGGGGGATGAAGGATGAACCATGGCGTTTGATCCCACCGAGGAACGGGACCCACACGGACGCTGGACACGCGGCGCGGGCGGCGAACTGCCGTCCAAACCCGATCCGCGCGTCATGGATGTCGGTGGCGACGAGTGGAACAAGCAGACAGCGGCTCGGCTCGAAAATGAGTACGATGCAGCACGCCCGGCGCTCGACAAAATTGCTCAGGAGGGTATTGCTAAAGATGCGGCTGCAAGCGCCCTATTAAGCGCCGAAGAAAAAGCAAAAACTACACCTAACTTCCACGACCTAACACAGAACTTGGCTGATGACGAGCAACACGCGCTTGCCGACAAGTACGGCTCAATTTATGAAGCATCCAAGGCTCTATACGGTAAAGGCGTGCCGGGTAGTGCGAGCGAAGATAAAGAGGAAGAACCGCCGACGCACATTCCTGAGTCATGGGATGATATGTCGGCAGGCGCTCAAGAGACGGCGCAAGAGAAGTACGAGCAAAACAATCTCTCCGCGTACCTCGACGATGAAAAGAATAACTGGTACGAGAACGATGCGCCAGCCGAACAAGCCAGAGAAGTCGCCGAGGATCACGACTGGAAGGCGGAGTGGCTTTCGGATTATCTCGACGACCGTGCCAAAGAGACGGACGAAGATGGCAACCCACTAAATCTACCGCGCATCCCATACACAGCACAGGAATTGTTGAACGCAATCAAAATCAATTTTGACAGCGACGCGGCGTCGGGTTCTGGCTACTCGCTCGCGCATATGCAAAAAATGGACCTGCTCAACATCGACTTTGATGACTCCAAACTGCAAAACCCGGACACCCTCGTCAAAGATCAGATGCAGCTTCCGGGCATCGCGCACAATCCGGAAGGCTCGCTGACTAAGGACATGCGCGCCGACATTGAGGATAAGCTCCGTGAAGCGTTTTGGGAGGCGGCGGACAAGAAAGACGTTACACCGCCAGAGTATCTTGAGGAGTCGGCTAAGGAACAGATACAGTCTGTTTGGGGGGATTTGTCGGACAAGGAGAAGTTCAATTGGGTCAAGAAGAACACCGACATGCTCGACGAGGCGGCCGAGGAAGCGGCAAAGCCACTCGAAATTCCTAAAGTTTTCGACCCGATGAACGAGACCAGCGGCAAGGACTACCAGGACACGCAACGGCTCGCGAAGTACATGGCGGACCAGCGCGCTATTCAGGTCATGAATGACCGAGGTATCAAGTCGGGCGGCGGCGGCTATCTCGATCCGTGGTTCGCCGCCTACTCACTTGACGAACTCAAGGATTTCCATGCGCATCCCGAAGAAGCGATAAAACTGTCCGGAATGCCGAACGAGGCTTCTGCCAAGACTTTTCTAAGAAACCTTGCCGACGAAATCAGTCATCGGGAAATGGCAACGCCGGTCACCGTTGCCAACATCCAGAGCGTTGATAGCAGGCTGTGGTCCGGCTGGAAAGGAAGCTCAAGCGGCACCGAAGGTCGCATCCTACAGGTCGCGGCGGCTGACGAGCTTGGCGGTCGGCTGCGCGCACAACTCAAGCCTGGGGAGGAACCCGGCGGCGAGAAAGGCGAAGCATGGAAGGTCGGCGGTTACGCCTCTCCAATGGAGTACGCCAGCGCCAAAGGTGTGACTGTTGGCGAGGCGCATGAACTTGTCCCGACAAATGGCGTTACGGCTGAGAAGTATCAAAACTGGAACGCGAGTGGCAAACCCTATCCAGTGATCGAAGGCATGGCTGGTCCCGGCTCATTGCATGAGGCGACGACTGAGGGACAAACAGGAACGGTGACCATCCATTCTGGTGATTTGATTTATCACGACCCCACCATTCAAAAGTTCCTTCCGGTTTCGACAGCCATGGGCGAGGCGAAGGAGATAGGAAGCATCATAGATAAACAGGGGTTTGGGGCAGCGACGCCAGGAACCTTGCAGACTGCGTGGAACAAGTTGAATGACGCGCAAAAGAACTCGGTCGCAAATGCCTTCTATGAAGCGCACCCCGAGTTCAAGAATATCAATCAACCATCGCAAATAGCAGAATTCAAAAGTAGCGAGCCGCCGGTTCTTCGGGGTGAGACGATCACCGCAGGTTCGCATTTTGAGGTTAAACTCCCGCCGAATGACGCCTACGCCCACGACAACTACGTGGGCTACTACACGACCAAACAGGGCGCCGAAACTGCCCTCAACGAAGATTATCCCAAATGGAAAGAAAAAGGGTGGGAAATTATCGAGAAGCCCACAACGGACACTTCGCACACATACACCCGCCTGCCCGAAGTGAATGTTCTACGCAATGGTGCGGCGTCGATGACCACCGATCCGGCGGTAGCGAATAGATGGGGCGGCACTCCGGTCAAGACCGACCAAATCACACGCGAGGAGGCGATCAAAGACGCCAACACAATGTTCCCGACTATCGGCGGCTATGAGGGTGTCAAGGCCGCCGTCCGCGCGAAGTGGGAGACGACACAATACTTGCTTGACAAAGCCGACATGCCAGTGGTGCAACTCTACCGTGGTTTGTCGATGCCGCACTCAATTGCCGCAGGGCCTGTTCCTTCGGATTGGACTGTCGTGCCGCATCCATTTAGTGGAGGACTGTATGCGCTGAAAAACTCATTAGGCATATATGCTGCCAATTTGAACGGAGCGCCAAACGCCGCGTGGGATACCAAGGAGGGCGCACAAGCTGCAATTCCGACATACGCGCCGGTACAAGAAAGACCGAAGATCGACCGTGTTGTGTTGCGCGCCGAAGTGCCGCGCACCGCCATTCTTTCGGTTCCGGCTTACGGTATCAACGTTCACACCGAGCATGAAGTCGTCGCGGTTGGCGCCGGTTGGAAGGGGTGGGACGCATGGTCTGAAAAAGCGCCTAGCTTCTCGGAAGTGCCGATGGCTGGAACCACGCCGTCCTCATACGCTGACAAGCCGCAGACGACGAAAGATTGGGGGGCTATTGAGGAAGCAGCGAATGCGGCGTATCATCCGGTTAAGATCACTTTGACTCCAGAACAGGAAGCGAGCCTTCCAGCTTTGAAGGCGAAGGTTGCCGGGGAGCCGTGGGCGAAGTTGGGCTATCCTTCGTCGGAGGCTTACGAGAAAGCCAAGGCAACTGAAAAATGGGCGGGCTATAAATGACCGTAGATATTGACATCAACGACTATTCGGGTGGTCCGCACTGGCTTTCCCTTAAGGGCAAAGGCGGGCGCGCTGGCATTCGGGCTGCGCACAAAGCCGCGTGGGAAGCTGCGCACCCGCGCAAGCCGAACCCGGTGCGCCCGGAGACTCAGGCGAAACTTGAGCGCGCCTCTACGCGCGCGAAGCGCATAGAAAAGCTACGCTACGTTAGGACCTGGAACAAGGCTATTCAAATCATAGACGCCTCCGAGATTCATGTCCGTGATCTAATCGAGCGCGACCTTGCCGACTTGGCGGGTATATCCGGCATCAAGTACGGCGAGGCAATGCGTGCGGCTGACAAGCTGTCTATGAAAATCAAAGCAATTCGAGAGGCTGCGATTCGGCAAGCCTTTCGTTATCTACGAGACAATGCACCATGAGTTTTAGTTCTGATGAAGCCCGAGACCTTCTCGGTAGGTGGACGGCAGGCGCGGCAGAGGCGCAAGCCGCCGGGAAGAACGTTGCTTTCCACGGTACAACGCACGAGTTCACCAAGTTCAAGTCCGGCGACCCCAAGGAGTTCATGCTCGACCGTGCGCTCGGACCGCACTTCGCTCAGGACCCGGAGATTTCAAAGAGCTTCGTCATGGAGCGCGTCAACGGACGCGACATCGGCGTGAAGCCGGGCGGTCACATCATTCCGGTCGAGTTGCCCCCGGACAGTAAGTTCCTGGTCGCCGATCAACCGCTCTATGATCGGGCCAAGTTACCGGATGGATCGAAAGACCCGGCGATCCCGGAATGGTCGTCTCGGTATTCGGATCAGTCGGCTATCGGCGGGATGGTAGCGGAGGAGGCATTCAAGAAGGACCCGGCACTTCTCGAACGCTACCTCGAACAAGCTCGTGCTATGCCAGCCGATCAAGCGAAGCAGGTCGCCGCCGATCTTGTTGCAGGTAAGAAAGCATATACAGAGGGCGGCACAACGATAGAGAAACAACCGGATGGTACTTTCAAAGAAGGTTCGAAAGTACCCGCTATGGACCTAAATCGTTTCGTGGATAACTACGGCGGTCGCCCGTACAATGGCGCCGACCGACAGCGGATGGTTGAACTGGCGAAGCAGTCCTGGCAAGATCAGGGTTACGCGGGTATCAAGTACGTCAACACATCGCCCATGGAGAACGCAACTGCCACGAATCCGACCAGCTACATTGTTTTCAATCCGGATGATGTGAAGCCTATTGTCGGCACCAATCACGTGCCGGAGACTAATCAGTATCTTGCGGCGTTCGGTGACCGTTCGGTTGCGGAAGCGGTGGCGCGGGCGGCAATCGCGGCGGACAGTCATATGCCGCTCACGGGTCTGCCGCAGAAGCCGATCCAGTTCAAGGATGGCAGCTATTACGTGCCCGGTCCGAACGGCAAATTGCGAGACATCGCCACCGACTACATGCAGAAGGCGGGACTTGCCTATAACCCGCCGACTGCCTATCAGCCGGTCAATGAAGCTCGGGCGACGAAGATCGCACAAGCGTTCGAGGACATGAAGCACAATCCGAGCGATCCGGCAGTCCAAGCGTCGTATAGCGCGCTCGCGCGCGAGGTTCACGCGCAATGGGAGGCGCTCAAGGATTCGGGTCTCAAGGTGCAGTGGATCAAGCCGGGTCAGCCGGACCCCTACGCGGAGAACCCACGTCTCGCGGCGGCTGACGTAAGCAAGAATAATCATTGGTGGGGCTTCCCGACCGACGCAGGTTTTGGTAACAAGGGAGAAGCCTCCTCGGAAGCGGCGATCAGGGACAATCCGTTGCTGCGACCGACCGGCGAGACGGTCGATGGTCACAAGATGGTCGTCAACGACGAGTTTCGGATCGTGCACGATATGTTTGGACATTTCAGGGAGGGCGTCGGCTTTCGCGCCACCGGAGAGGATAATGCGTGGCGCTCGCACGCGGCGATGTTCTCGCCAGCCGCGATCCCGGCGATGACTTCGGAGACGCGCGGGCAGAACTCATGGGTCAACTACGGTCCATATGCAGCGGAGAACAAGCACGCGAGCGCCGCCGACACGCATTACGCGCCACAGAAGATTGGGCGGTTGCCGCCCTGGGTTTGGAAAGATAAGTCATGAGCACAGATTACGAAGATGGTGACGATGAGGCGCAGGGCTTTGCCCGGCATCGGCAGGGTCATAGGATTCCACTAACCCCAGTCCCGCGCGAACAGCGCACCAAGCTACTCCTTGGCAGGTCCTACGCCGCGCACGCCGCGCAGATCGCACGCGAGGACCATAACCGGATTGACAAAACACTTCGGGTCGGCTTGATCGGCGGTCTGGACGGTGCCGAAATTGCCCGGAAAGTTATCGGAAATGCTAACCTGAATGGGACCGATGGCGAGACCGAGGTCACTAGGCAGCGGGTGGCGAGGCTCGGGCTTGCGGCGATTAGACCCCCTATTCACCGCAAAAGGCGCGGAGAATAGGATGAAAATAGATACCGCGCGACTGCGGTGTGCCGGGTAGCGACTGGCGTGATGTCGGCTCGCGGGGCATGGCCTTTTCCGGCGGAGTAGAGCGTAAAGTGTGACCGGTCGCGCGGTATCGCCCATTAACCCTATTGACATCCACCTTAATCTAGGTTAACAGATCGGTCTTGGAGGTCCCTAAATGTCCATCACTGTCAACAAGGTAGGTGCCTTTTTAACCGTCGCCGCGTTCACAGTAGTCATCGTGCTTGGTGTCCGTTATAGAGAGGCAGAGTCCACTTCGGAGTCCGCTCCGGTCTCAACAGTTGTGCCCGCCGAACCGACACAAGTGCTGGAATCGCCCCCTTCTGTGATCGTCCCGCGTCCGGTTGTGAAGCGGGCGCAAAGTCCGCGCTTAGCGCCGCCGCCGCCGCAGCCGCAGCCGCCGCCTGTGGTCAGTTTACCTTGTGGTCGAGGTTTGATGACCACACCATGCTCGGCAGTGCAGCCGATTCGAAAGAACCGGTGCAGAGACGTGCCGAAGATCACCAACGAGTTTGACCGCAAGCAAGTGCTTGCAGCGGCCGAGCAATACGGATTGTCTTCTGAACAGCTTTCGGCGCTCCGCGCGTGTTTGAACTGAAAAGAGGCCATGAGGCCAGCCCGCAAGGATGACCAAACGGGAACACTGAGAGGAGGGCGCCATGCCCGCGAAACTTAAGACATCATATGAAACTGTCGAGGAAATTCCGGAAGGCTTCGGCGATCTTTACGTCGAGCGTAACGGCAAGTTTGATCTAGTCGGCGTCGAGGGCATCAAAACCCAACAGGACATCGACAAGCTGCAAGAGGCCGCGCGCAAAGAGCGCGAAGCCCACAAGGAAACCAAGGAGAAGCTCGCGAAGTTCGCCGACGTGGACCCGGACTCCCTTCCCGGTATGCTTGAGGAGTTGAAAGAGGCGCAAGCCAAACTCACAACTCTGACTGCGGAAGGCAAGATCGACGAGGCTGCGGTTGACGAGCGCATTCAGGCGGCAGTTAATCGCGCGGTCGGCCCGGTGCAACGAGACAAGGAAGGTCTCGCACGTCAGCTTGAGGCGCAGAAGAAGGTGGTCGCTGAGAAGGAGGCCATCGTCACCAAGCTCGAAGCGGACAAGCAGGCTGAGAAAGTCCAGAACTCGATCCGCGCCGCACTCTTGGACGCGAAGGTTCTCCCCTCGGCTATCGAGGATGCAGTGCTGGTCGGCGAGCGCATGTTCGAACTCGTTGACAACAAGCTCGTCACCCGACCGGACATCGGCATCACTCCGGGTCTCGCTCCGAAAGAGTGGGCAAAGGACATGATGGAGTCACGACCGCATTGGTGGCCTGCAAGTGTCGGCGGCGGCGCAGTCGGCGGCCGGGGCGGCTCCTCGTCGCTCAAGGAAAACCCCTGGTCGAAGGAAGGCTGGTCGCTCACGAAGCAGGGACAGGCCGTCAAAGAACTTGGGCCGGAGAAGGCCGCCGAACTGGCGGCTCGTGTCGGCTCCAAGCTCGGCGACACCCACCCCAACAAGGGTGTCTGAACCTCCGGTTGACGATATGGTTAATATCGGGCATGTTTCGGCCGCCTCGTGTCTTGAATGGCATTGGGCGGCCGGTTTCTTATCGGGACACCCTTCATGGTCACTTACGCACCACGCAATGAAGTGAATCCATGGGCGGCTGACACCTACAACGTAGCGGAACAAGGTGCTTTTGTTCGGCGCATGGTCGCGGGATACGGTCGGAATTACGGTCTTGACCGAGCGCGATCCTTCATCACGCAAGCGCAAGATTCTCCCAATCCATGGGCCGGGGACTCATGGAGTGTTACTGCGCAAGGTATTCTTCTCACTGTATTCGGAATGTCGCGCGCCCGAGAATTTGCCCGAGCGGCGGGTACGACAGTTGGGGGTCCACGTCCGAACCAAAACAAAAAGCCACCGTTTCAAGTCATCATTCAAAAACGGATTATTATCCAACAAAACCCCGGCGGTGGCGCAAGTGGAGGCGAGGGCGGTCTGTTTTGGCCTCTCGTGGTTGATGGGGATGAATAAATGCTTCTTGATATCGCCACTAAGTCAGTAACGATTGTACTCGGCGAATCTATTTCGGCGAACGATTGTGATGTGACGGTTGCTTACGCTGATATCAATTTTTCCGCACAGACTTACCTCGACGGCTCAGCCGATCTAACTACAAATGGTACGACTCCAATCACAGCTATTGCGTCTCCCGTTTCCGGAAACATTCGTCGCGTGACGCAAATCTCAGTTTTCAACAATGATAACATACCTCATACCGTCACGATCTATATGACGGACGGTGCGAACAATCGTGTTGTCTGGCAAGGCATTTTGACTCAGGGTCAGATACTCTTGTACGGTGCCGGTATCTGGAACGCTGGCATGATCGGCTCGCAAGGCGCAAGTGGTGCGAGTGGTACGCCGGGTGGTCCTCCGGGTCCTGCTGGCGGAACCGGCGGTACAGGCGGCACAGGCGGATCGGGTGCAGCGGGATCAGACGGCAGTGCGGGCGGCACAGGCGGAACCGGCGGGACCGGCGGGACCGGCGCGACATCAAGTCAAGCCGGACCGGCA